TCTCTGGACTCGGCTTGGTTTCCACATACACACGGGGTGCATGTTTCCATCAGCCTAGCCAGTTGAGGTGCGTCAAGGTCGAGCAAACTACTGCTAACCAGAATCTGGACACGAATTGCGTCACAAGATGAACATCCTGTGAAACTCCTCATATCGCAGAAATTACACTTTCCACAAGCATATGTCGTTTTACCGCCATGTGCTACGTAGTCACATTTCTCTTTAGTTTTCTCTCCAGTAAGTACCGAGAAGGTCTTTTTGGCTATGAAGTACGAGACAACCGCTGTACCAATCATAATCAAAATATCCATTACGTCCTTACCGTATTTGAGTGCACCGTCCACTGCAGACTTCGAAAAGTCGCAAGCTTTGTGATACACACAACCAAACATAGCAGTTGTATATTCCATGAACTGCTCAGCAACGCTAGTTACTTTGTTTTTAACTTTAAAAACAAAGGCAGCGATGTGGTTGCTTAAGAAATCTGAGAACTGAGTGTAATATCCTTTGAATGCCGTCCGGAGGTCCATCTTCTTAACCGTTTCACGAACTTGAGTAATTTTGTCATTGAGGTAGGCTAGGGGTCCAGTGAAAGTTTCCTTCACCTTTTCCTTTGCACCTATGTACTCAATCTTCTCAAGACTGGCAAGAATCTCCTCAGAAGTCATTTCCTGCTTCAATTCTGTGATGCGATCTAATAGGGTTGATTGATCTGTTTCCTTAGGATCAATACCGTTTCGGGCACACATATCTTCAAAGAGGCTTGTTTCTTCCGCGTCCTTTTCATCATAATTCTCGTTTATTATTTCCATGAAACGATCATATGAAAGACCTGCTTTCGTTACAACAACACCTTCAGTAGTCATTCTATAAAGTTTGAACTGATATTGGCATGTCTTGAAAGCTCCTGACACAATTCCGTTTTGTGCTTCGTATGCAGCAATTTTGTCTTTGTCTGGTTTGTAGTGTCCTTCATCACAAAGGGTACCGCATTCCTGCCTGACAGAAACTTCTGCACATAGATGCATTCTACGATAAAGTGCCGCTGGGGTCGTTATGGACAGTGGTTGAGGATTCTCGGTGTTAGAGGAAAATATAACAACTCTAGAGTTGAAATAAGTTGACTTCTTATCACGAATTTCCGACATATGAAGTTGAAGTGGTGAACTATTTACAATAGATATCACTTCAGCAATCTCCGGGTTTGGAGCTTGCGGACTATCAACAATCTGCATAAAATCATCATAGATAACAATGGGTTGGTTAAAATAACCATCCCAGAATTCATTATCTACACGACGATTGTATGCACAATGTTGTAGTTGCAAATTTGGGTCTTCATTTTTCTTCATTCGATCAAATAGGGCAATCTTAAGATTCTCCTGAAACTGAGTCTTTCCAGTACCTGATTTACCGTACAGGTAGATCGTGAGTGGGGTTTTCCGGGTGATCAAGTTGTTGATGGGTGCGTTGCGGGCAATAGTAACAAAGGGTGTTAACTTTTGCTGAACGGCTGTTATCAACTGTGCCTTAGTCCGATCTTCTGCGATGATGGAAGCAGTTCTGCTCTTCATCAGACGGGCATCTAACTTGATTATTTCCTCACAAACTTTCTTGTTCGTTTCTATCTCTTTGGGGTCAGCCGATGTAAGCACTTCTGCAAGTGCCAAATCATTCGC